ATCCTCAGAACCAAGTAAGCCTAACGCTTGATTGGATAACGATATATTGGCCGCATTTTCTGTCATGCTCATAATAAACTCCTATTGTGCGGTTACAACTGCCTCGCTATCAAGTTTTCTGTAAGACTTATACCACTTAATAGCACCAGTTCCTATTTTTCCTAAAGTTTGCTCAATCATTCCTTCTGGACAGAACCAACTTAAAGTTTGCCCCGAACCAACATTTGCAGTTAAGTCAACAATACCCTCATCTATTGCGTCAGTAAATCTGATTATATCACCAGCACCAGTACCATTTGCATCTACGGCAGTAGTAAAGTCGCCATCATATCCAGTACCTGCATCAGCGTCATATTCAAGGGAAATTTCAGTTATGGCAAGATTAGTAGTAACCTGCCCGAAGAAAGAAATAATCTCTATTGCGCCACCACTAACATCAAACAAATCATCTGTTGTGCTTGTCATTACGCTCGTCATCGATATTGTCTGCACATCTTGGTCGTATGACCTTACAACGGCAAATGCAGGAGTTATAATATAAACAATAATCATGCAAGCCATAAGAAGTAATACGGCTACTGTAATTTTTCCTGCGTTCTTTTTCATTGTATATTCCTTAAAAAGTAAGAGGGGTACAAAACGTACCCCCCCTTTAGTAAACTAATTAGCAACAACTGTAACACCCGTTGTCAGAGGTCTGAAAGATATGTACCAAGTTATAGCTCCTGTGCCAGTGCTTGTAAGTGCCTGCGTAATTACGCCAATCGGACAAAACCAACTCAGTTGCGTTAAATTTGCATTTACATTAGCATTAGCAACTAAGACGCTTTCGCCAGCAGTTGTAGTAGCAAATGTGATAGTGTCGCCGTCAAGAGCATCGGTAAGTGTTACGGCAGTAGAAAAATCAGCGTCCTGCGATGCAGTAGTAGCGTCTATCTCAATATTTATGTCGCCAGGGGTGCCGCCTATAACCGTAGTAATCAAACCAAAGAGAGAAACAATCTCAATTGGGCCACCAGCAACGGTAAACATAGCATCTGTTGCAGTCATGGCAGAGGTCATTTCCATCGAATACAGTTGTCCTGGGACTAAAACACTGCCCTCAGCCTCGGCATAAGTATTCCCTGAAAGGTGCATATCAGCGGCAACTATAGATAAATCAGGCGTTGCTACATCACAAAAACAAGCATTGTTGACAATCATGCCAGTATCGTCAGCCTTTAATTCTATACAAGGCTCACTATTTAAGCCAATAGCCCCAGTATCACCATTATACAAAATATTATCAACAATGGTTACACCAAGTGATATAGTGGTTGAACTAAGAACACAAGAAGTGCTATAGTCACCAGTAACAATGCAATCCTTAATCTTCAAGAAGTCTGAACTAACGTAAGATATTGCCGTTTCTGCACCGCCACCGCCCATGTGAAATTCACAGTTGCTAATAAGCCCATTGTCAGAGGCCGCATAAGTAAGGATTGATTCAGTAAACTCATCAGTCCCTTCGGTTTCAACTATAAACTTACAATTTTCTATAACGAAATCAGTACAAGCGGCCTCTACAGCGATACCCACTGCAACATCTGTAGCAGTTGCAAGAAAAGTAATGCCATGAATCTTAACGCCATCGCCCGAAGCACCTATCAAACAAGTATCAGTAGCTGTATCATAACTTATTGTAGGCTGGTCAGTACCGTTGCCACACCCCCAAATAGTAATGCCAGATTTGTCTACGTCAAAAGTGCCCGTGCTTGCTGTCTCAGCGTGAGATGGATGAACCATTATCCAATCCCCCGCGTCGGCGGTACAAAGTTGTATTGCAGCTTCTATTGTTAATGAAGCCGTGTCCCACGCCAGACCATCATTCGTGCTTGCATTGCTATTAACATAGAATACATCTCCGGCCACTTTATTAGCCGCTAAGATGTCATCAGTGCGTATTAACAGCGCAACAGTCTCGACTTTAACCGCAGCAATCGCAGTTGAATCATCAGCGTCAGCAATCTTTGTTCCATAGGCAGAAGCACAAAGCAATAAAACTAAACAAATTGTAAATAAACGTTTCATTTTGTACTCCTTTCTATTCTATAGTTAAATCAATTAACGCATAATCACTTGCCGCAACAGGTGCCTTCATAACATAACCAATAACTACATCACCTTCGTCAGCAGTTGCACCATCATCGGGCAAAGATACAGCACCAGCAGTAATACCACCGGCAGTTACAGAGTCACCAATAACAACGGTATCCGTAGCAGCAGGAGCCAAGACCATTGCTGGACCTCTTACCTGCGACCAGAAGAAGTAACTTGCCGTTACGGCTACGTTATTAACACCAACGCAAGGCCCAGTTGGGTCAGTTGGGAATACAATAACGTCTTTGTACTTATTCTTTACCAATGAGACATCAGAAGCAGCTACTATGGCAGTGCGAATACCACCAGCATCAGCAACCTTAACAAGAATATCATAGCCAGAAGTTGCGTTGCCTGTACCAACTTTATTATCCTTAATGAGATACATATGTCCCTCACCTGTGCCATCTGGGACTATCATGTAACCATCAATAAAGTCGTGAGCCGCCGCTGTAGAATCACAAACTACGGTAACCTCTTTATCTCCAGCAACCCAAATGTCGGGGTTGTTGGTCTGGGCAGTATATGTCCAGTTTGCTGTTTCTGCGGCTGCTTGGTTTATCATAGCCAAACTAAGACCATTACCGGCCTCTTCACAATATCGCCATAAACGACCATCACGAGCTTCAGCAAGCGCACCTAACGGAAAATATTTAGCCGCCGTTGGATGGAAAATATCTCTATCCGCAAGTAGACTTTCGGCTTTAATACGCCACTGTGTGTGGTTGGGAACATCTGTGCTCCCATAAAACAAATTATCATAACTCATAAGTGTACTCCTTTTCTAAGCGGGAAACACCCGCAAAATAAGATTAAGATGCTTGACATTCGATTTTGATAACTTTATCTTCATCAAATCTCATACAACCCATATTCATGTGAACATAAACTTGCTGTGCATAAGAATGCTCAGGCAATCTGTCAATTTCAACAGTCAACTCATCAGCTACACCAAGAATCATGCCGTCTTGTGCCCAACACCAGCACTCATAAACATTTACGCCAGCGTCAACATCATTAGACGAACCTAGGACTATCTTAGGTGTGCTTATCCAGTTAATACCCATCCAACTACCAAGCATACGACCCGTAGTAAGTGGTTTACTGTTGTTGTAATCAACATTAACATACTCTTCCTGACCAAATAGATGCGTTGCCATTCTTGGAGATATTGCACACCAGATAGGAATGTCATCATCTACTTCGTTGTTAGAGAAATACTCAAGTGCAAGTTCAATCTTTTCAGTTGTCATTCCAGTATCAGACGCACTGCAATTACCCTCTGCACAGTCATGCGCAATGGTTCTTCCGGTATCTAATCCTGTATATTTGACATTACCATTTTGAGATGCCCATGTGATTGAACTTCCAGCTCTACGGCCAGATTTCGTTGCCGCTTCAAAAGCCGCAAGGATAATGTCGTCTTTCTTACGATTGACTCCACGTTTGAAAGCCGTAACATATTCGCTAGTTAGTTCGAGCTTAATAGACAAGTCATCATCTTTGTCATAACGAACAGACTGATGATACGGAGTTGTCTCAACCCAACGTCTCTGATTAGATGGGTCAAGAGTAGGAGTTTCCGAACTTCTGCCGGTTTTCTCCTGCAAATTGAATTCGTCCATCATATCAAAGGCTTTGTCTTCTGCGGCAACCATGCCGTATTCAGTCCTTACTGTCTGAGCGAACTTTGACTCCTTCTGTTGACAAACATGATATAAGTCATCATGAAACTCATCAACATAAAGATTCGGTACGCTATAACTCATGCTTATACTCATTGTTATACCCTTTCAAAAAAACTATTAAACTACTTTTACTTAATGTATGTGCAACATTACATTTTTCAGAAAGGGTATCCTGACGGGGCTTTCTTGGCATTTAACGCCTGCGTTCGACGACACTACTTTAGTGCAAGCACTGGGACTCTTGCGAGGGTATCCAGATGTTTTAAGCATTATTTTTATGCACTGTATTTTTTATACAGCTCTGTTTTCTCTATTTGTAATTCCTTAAACTTAGCATTAGCTTTAAAGTTAGACGGACTCTCTTTCATTATAGCGTCCATACTTGCGCGAATGTCTGCTATCCTTGACTTTATATTCGTTGCTGTCGGGGCGGCAGATGTGCTAAGACCTTTGATAGTATCTTCGCTCATGGCAGAATGTATGTTGTCAAGAAACTTTGCCATTTTTGGTGAGTTCTGTGCGTTAAACTCTGCAACAGCTTCTTCACCACCATATTTTCTTAATACAGCATTGGCATTAAGCACCTTATTATCATACTCGCCAAGCCATTCTTTCTTTAGCTCGGCAACGCCAGCCTCTTGTAACTCTGTTTGCTTCTCATTAAAGGTTGTTTGAGCAGTGCCTATATCACCAACCATCATATTGTGATAAAGGTCAAGAGCGTCTTTAAAGTCTGTCGGCGACCAGTTCTTTTTCTGAGCAAATTCTCTAATACCTGCCATTTTCTTATCGTCCAATGGACCAAGCTTAGTTGCAAGCTCATTTGACAACTCATACTTATAGCCATCAATCGTATCAGGTACGCCATGAGCCTTAGCCCAAGCACTGTTTACCTCATCAGTTGAACCCTCTCTTGGTATCTCAATTAATGTACTTGGGTCTTTACTAAATTTCTTTCTCTGAGAGATATGAGAGTTCACAAGTGAATCTAAATCCTTATACCTCGATAAGTGAGCTTTATTTTCCTCACCATATTTATCCGTCCAGTTTTCAGAAAAACTACCATCAGTATTAACTACCGATGTAGGTTCTGCCGTTGATTCTACTGTTTGGGTTACGTCTGGTTCAGGCATTATTTATCCTCCCCAACTTCTTCTACAAAGTCCCAGTCGCCAGGTATTGATTCCCTGTTAGCTCTAAGGCCAGCTTGTTTCAGTTGCTTAGCAGTCAACTCTGCACTCCAGTTAAGCCTCTCTGGTTGATAGCGGCGGCGATAACGCTTAGGTGTACGCCCCTTAACCTTATGCCCGCTTTCAATAGATACTGGATAATCAAGGAAATAATCTTCTATCGTAGCTTTCATGCCTTCGTGTTTAGCTTTTTCTATTTCCGGCAGAATTACTCCACCGTCAAGCTTTTTGCACTTGCCACTACAATAATCATCATCATACCAATCAACACCAGCTTTACGCTCGTTACCACAAAATCTACATGTTTTTCTCATTCTCATTTTCCCTTTCTAAAGTTTCTAAACATTTTATGCAATACGTTTTCTTAGAACTATCTGGCTTGTCGCAACTTGGAATCTGCATAAATATTCCACATTTTGCACACACAACAAACTCTTCTGACAGTTCTTTTTTCTTGCGTTTCAAACCAGCAATTCCACAACCTGCAAAAAAATCTAATCTATTCTTGAAGTCGTCAGTTGATTTAAAAGTAATACCACAATGGTATTTTGTATTTTCAATACATATTTCAGGAATCACAAGCATTCTTGGCCCATTTTTTCTAATAACAAACGTACCACCTTCGTCTAAGAACTGCTCAAATCTATCCATCTCTCTTGTCCTTTTCTAAAAGCTTATTAGCTTTGTCAATGTCCTGCTCGATAACATTGTGCATAAAAATAGCCACCGAACGCTGTCCTGCCCTATATGAACTTATATATGGGTCAGGGTCAAAGGTGTCATTTTTATATCCAGCCATTTTGTCAATCTCGTCAAGGAAAAGCTTACCATCTGCACCCTGAAACATTCTCTGAAAACTTGCAGAGCGATGTACCCTTTTCTCAAACTCTTCTAATTGCTCATTGTCCAAGCCCATTCATTGCCCTCTCTGTAAGTGAACCGTCTTCTGGTTTAGTACCGCCAGCTTTTGCGGCCTTTGCTAATTCGGGCGCGGCCTCTAACATTGCCTGCTGTTGTGCTTGCTGCGCCGCCGCCTCTCTCTTAGCCTCTCTTGTCTTTACATTTACCAACCATGTAGCAGGTCCACCCTGATTTCTTGATGAGTCTCTAAATGCCATATCGGTATCAAGATTATCTAAAACATTAGACGTTTCTATTAATGGAGCCCATTCTAACATTAACTGATTAAGACCCTCAGATTCTAATGTACGTAACGCCAGAGCCAATCTACCAAGATACATTATATTAAATTCTTTTTCAGATAACTCAGGCGGCATTTCCGGTAGTAAGTTTTGCTTTGATAGGATTCCAATTATCCTGTGTATCATAGGATTGAATAACTCACTCTGTAATCGGCCTATGATTGGAGTTAAGAATCTCATCTTCTGCTCAACCCTCGCCATTACTTCTGTAGCTGTCATGTTCTGACGGTCAATCAGCGGGTCAAACATATCTATAAAGTAACCCTTTTGGATAGTTTGCTGAACTGTCTGGATAGCCGCTTCCATATCAGATAGATTGCCTTTGAATTCCCAATACTCAGGTCTATCTCCACCAGCACGATAGAATATAACTCCACCTGGCTTAGTGGCTAACGGCCAGATAGAACCATCATCAGGAACTAAAGTCGGTGGGTCAACTTGCTTTTCCCAACCCTTAATACGAACCTTTTGCATACTGTTAATCATCTTAATATCCGGCAACTTCTTCATTGTCGGACTTCTGCCGTAATCTTCATATGCGTCTTTATCAAACCTATCAACCTGACATGGCATTTCAGAATAGCCAGATTCACTAACTATCTTTTTGTCTTCCAAAGATATATTTACACTCGCAAATGGCATATCTGTTGAGCCATCTTTTTGAGGGTCATAATCTTCACGTGGGAATATAGCGTGCAGGAACTCAAATTTCTTTCCTGATTTCTTATTTTGGTAATCAGACATTATCTTTTCACCAAGATTTGATTCACCAAATGCCTGAACTGCCTGACGAGCAGTATATTCAAACTCTCTATGTACTGTATCTATTATGCCATCTGAATTAGCGGCAATAAATATGCTACCCATAAAATGATTCTTAAATACAATAGGAGTATTCTTTCCTCTTTCCTCATATAAGCGAGCAGTACCAAAACAACCTAATGATTTCAGGAACTCAAAGAACGCTTGCCGGAAATTGCTGCCTACAAGGTGCTTGTGAATAATAGTTGTAGTCTGCTCTAACCATTGCTTTATATCATCATTGTCCTTTAGTTCAGTATCGCCAATCTCTAATACAAAGGCTCTACCATCAGTAGGAAACATATAAGAATAAAGTCCTGCCGCTAACTGGATATTAGATTCCTCTGCCGTGCTATCAAATAAATCGACATTTGGCTTATGCCCCTTAGACCTCTTTGATGAAATCTGTGAGTTTTGAGGCATTGCATAATCTGCGCAATCCTGATAACGGCCACTCCAATTAGTCTTTTCGGCCTTTAATTGCTTATGTCTTTTGATTATTTGTTCTGCTGTTATCATAACATTATCCAAGAGTATCTTTTGTGCCAGTAGTATTCAGAATACCAGATTGATTTCTGCGAGTATTCAACAAACCTGCGAATCTCGTTGACTCCCTGCCAATATTTCTGTTTCTTGAAGCAACCCTTTTCTTAGCCTCGTCCTCTTCCCTACCTAAAATTGGCAAAGGAGTTGGAGACGGGTCTTTAGGGGTTGTAAAACTCGGAGAACCGCTGCCGCCACCCATGTTATTTCCCTTCCAATTTTTTGATACGATTTTCAAGTAGTGTAATTTTATTGACTAAGAACATTACCTCTTTAGGAGTAATACCAACATCACCTTGTGCACCATCGTCACCCTTAGGTCCTGCTACGCTTTTGCCAGCTATGCCAATATCACCTTTTGGTCCGCACTCGCCAACTGTACCCGCAACACCTCGTATACCTTGTATGCCCTTTTCGCCTTGAGGCCCTTGCTTGCCAACTTCACCACGAGGACCTTGCTTGCCAGTTTCACCCTGTTCGCCAGATTTGCCCTGTTCGCCTATATCACCATTTAGGCCGTCTAGACCATCAAGACCTATCCCGCCCTTTGCTCCGCGCAATCCAACTTCGCCTTGTGGTCCTTGTGGGCCAACACGACCCTCGCCACGACCACCTATCTCACCACGTGGCCCAATGGGTCCCTGCGGTCCTACATCGCCCTGAGCGAGTACAGAGAGCTTCCCACCACCATCGCCGATAAGTTCTAAGCCACCACTCTTAACAACTATCCGGCGAATAAGGTTAGTTGCTATTTCTTTTGCCAAAAATGATTGGTCTACAAGTTTAACTTTTCTTTTATCCATAATATTATCCGTTTTTAAGCCATTTATTTACGCCAGCATCGTCTAATGCTGTATCACATTCTTTATTTATTTGGTCTACATCATATCTGGCTGTTTCTACTAACACTCCACCGCCAGCCACAAATTCGCCAGTATCAGTAATGTAAATACAACCATTTACCCCGAGATTTCCAGCAGTACATGATGGGTCAATTGTAAGATGGCCAGTACCTTGAATAGTAAATTTATCGCCAGCTGCTACATTAAGTATCTTTATGCCACCATTATAATCTCTGAAGCCAACTGTTGACGCACCAAGACCACTTACGAAGTCTATCTCTGGTGGCGAATCACCCCCTGTGTCAGCGGCATAACAACTATCAAAGATATATGTTTCAGCAGCAGAAAGAGTAAAGGTTCCCTCTAAGGCACTATTTGTTATATGAGCCTTTCCCAAAGTAACATCGCCAATATGACAATCTTGAAATTGTATTTCACCAGTAGCCGCAACGGCAGTTCCAGATACTACTGCACCTATAAACCGACAACCCGCTATATTAAAGCCTGATGGACCTAAAACCAATGTCCAATTATCACCTTCAAGAGTGCTATTTGTAATATCAGTAGTTAAGGTAATAGTCTCACCATTAACTATATGGAATCTTGTAATTCCTACTGATGCTCCTATTGTAAGAGCATTAGCCCAAGGACAAGGATTATCAGCCGTACCATTAACATAATCAACTGTGCCAGCTGTTCCTGTCGCCTTAACCCATATAGCACCACCAGCATATCCTACCGATTGATTAGTAACAGTATAGGAAAGCAACATTCTATCAGTCGCTATTACAGCAACGTCAAGACTATAGAATCTTATTCGTACATTGCCAGAATTGGCACCTGTATCAACGTGAGCAGTTGTAAGAGCAAAGGTCTTAGTTTGTGTTACTTCTCTGGCAGTACCAGTAATTGTACCTATTTGTTCCCAAGAACCTGCACCAGTCCAATTTCTTGCATAAACTCCAATTGTCTGATTCCGTGCCTGAACAAAACCGTTCCAGATGGCGTCTACATGAGAAGCGTTAGGGCCTATATTAAAGTTGTATGCAAACTCAATATCATCATCACCATCAGCGGCGTAAGAGTGATATGATTCATTTAACTCATAAGTTGCCGTATAAGTCAGAGTTGGTGTACCTATAACAGTAGGAACAGATGTTGCTGTTGATGCAACCACTGTGCTTATAGCCGCTGAACCTGTTGAGATATTACCCAATGCCCCCTGTGTAGCAGGAAAAGTATCACCAGTTAAACCAGTTGTGTTATATTGCAGTTCAAGGTTATTTGCGGCTGTAGCGTCTCCTGAAATTTCAGTAACATCAACAGCTCTATTCTCAATACTAAATGAGCCTATGAAAGCATTAATGGTTTGCGTATCAATTGTAACACCTTCAATTCTTACTTCATAATTTGAACCTTTGGTATAAAAAGCATCAGCACTTGTATCTATAATTATTACATGATTGCCAGTAATACCATCAAAGTTAATAGCAATTGTAACTCCTGCATTTGATTGAGCAACACCTCCATCTTTATGGACATGTACATCTGTACTGACAAAATCAGTAATCGTAACACTCGCACCAGCAGAATCAAACGTGTTAAAGGTTAACTCTATAGTAGCATCTTCGTGCATGTTTCCATAATATTTACTCATCCTAAGAATCCTTCCAATAATTTATTACACCTCTGACTTGCAGGAATTCGCCACAAATCTGCTGTATAAAATGTAGCAGGATTATTTTGATTATTAACAGAAGTTAAAAGCCAATTAACTGTTCGTTTACTATTTGAAATTCGCCACTCATCGAGCTGACCATCCATTTGATCTGTAAGAGCATTATTTCCTGTACCAATATAAAAAGAACTGAATCCAGACCCCATATCAGAAAGTCTTGCATCTGTTCCACCAATTGCAACACCATCCAAATAGAATGTAAATATACCACTATTATCTGTTTTATCCCAAGCTACAGCAAAATGATGGTATACTCCAACCATAGGTGACAATTGATTATCACTACTTTTCCAGGCAGAAGTGTCATAAAATTCTAATTTACCATAATTAAGACTTGGATCTAATTCAAAACTAAATCCACTAGTTGCTCGCATAAACCTTTGATTTTCAGAAATATCATCAACATTTGCCCAACATTCTATTGTTATTGCAGATAAACCCTCAAAATCAGTTGTTGGCGTTACATCTA